GGGTAGTGACGCGTCTCATCAGGGCTTTCGGGCAAAGCGAAGCTGATCGGTTTCGCACTAAGGTAGCGGTAGATAACGCCGCCTGTGTGCTTGTCGACCGGCAACGCGGAAGGCGCGCAAGGTACTTTCACGCCCTCAGAATCGCCGGCATCTGGAGGAACAGGTAAGAAATCAACCTGCTCCAAAAGATACCGTACGACTTTGGTGAGCATGATTCCCGAACGTGCACTCCACCGTACTAGCCTGTTGATGATGGAGTAAACATCTGCACTTGTAGAGAGGCGCTTCAAGTACACACCACGGATATCATGTCCGTGGTAGTAATCCCCTCCACAAGACTCGCGGAAGTTGCCTGTATTGAAAGACTTGTCTTCGTTCACCTCGAAACCGAACAGCTCGAGTGCTCTGACGACGAAGGCATAACTATCCTTACGGACAATTATATCATCGCCAAAAACGCCAAAGCAATTGGTTTTTGAGGCACGATCTCTTATAGGAATACTAAGGAGACCGTAACAGGCCACCACGACGCTCGCGAATAGTATCGTCTGCAAAGGGAATGTAAAACCGTTCCCCATGCTAGATACCATGTGAAGCTCTTCCCTCGTGCCGTCTGGAAGGACGACATAAGGACTTCTAGTAAGCTCTAGCCACCTATATACATAGGGCGGTAAAAGCTCCTTTAGAAGCTTGAGCGACACACTGTCTGACGCACAGGATAAGTCGATGGTCCCAAAAGAGCCATCGATACTTCCCTGACGTGCCAGCTCCCTGTTGACGAACTGCTGAGTAGACGCTGATAACTTCCAACGTCTCTCTAACAGCTCTTCTATATGGGAACCTATCCCTTTCTGGAAAAGCATATTCAGATTGGGTTCGGTACAGATTGTACGCGAGATTTCAGACGTTTTTGCAACAAAAGAAAGACGGTTGCCCTCTACTATAGCGTTCCCATGGAGGTCGAGACGCGCATTTTCAGCGTTAGTCCACCTGGGCCAATCAGCTATAGCACACCGATAGTCTCGGTAAAGACGCGAGCTTGTGCCTGAGAGGTTTGAGTCGAACACCTTCGTGTAGAAGTTGTCCGATATCGCTCCTCTGCTAGCACCCGGTCCTGTCATAAAACCTCGAGAAATACTCGCGAGGTCTAACGTCAGGTTCGGGCCATCGTAGAAGTACGAGTCAAAAAGGCTTTTGACCTCCTCAACCAATACGTCCTCAAACAAACGCGAAGGTTTTAACGCGAAACTCTTACAGCGCTCATTGCTCCTTAAAAAGAGCTTAAGTGCTTTCGAGTCAGCGTCCTCGGCTCTCACTTCCTCGTATTTCTTAAGGAAGGATCGCCGAAGCCACAGCGCTTGCGCCGATGACAGATCCAT